GCAATGATGGCGCGTGCCATGCGGCCTTGGCTTGTCTCGTCGCCTTGGTAAGTGTGGCCTGCTGCTGTCGTTACCGTGATGGCATTGACCGCCGCTTGACGTGCTGCTTTGGCAATGTCTCGGGCGTGTGTTGCGGGCAAGGCAATGACCCCTGCGGCGGCTACATAGTCAGCCATGTAAGCCGGGTTGTAATCAGCGGGCGCTGCGATGTGTTCATCCGGCCCGGTGTAGTCGTCTGTCGCTGTACCGGCGATGCGGTTGTTTTGAATGATGAGTTTCATTTAATCCACCTTCACCATGTCGCCTTGCCATGCGTAGTTGTTGGTGTAGGTAGCGTGCAAGATGCTGGAGAACGCTACCATCTGCGTGCTGTACGTTGTCGTGGTGGTGTAAACATGATTAGCCACTGCGATGCCATTTTGGTACTTGGTGGAAAGCGTGTTGGTGTCTGGCCCTACGGTGTTTTTGGATTGCAGCAAAATGGACTTGCCAACAACCATAGCCGATGTGAGGGCGGTTGGGTTGTTGCTAACCGACGATTTGAACGGTGAGGACAACAAAGCGGTGAGCGCCGTTGACGACCCACGCAAAGCGGTGAGCGCCGTTTCAGAATTCCAGCAGGAAAGCAATGCAGTTTTGCTGGCGGCTACCGCTGTCATGGCCGTGCTGCTGGCGATTACCGCTGTCATGGCTGTGCTGCTGGCGGCTACCGCTGTCATGGCTGTGCTGCTGGCGGCTACCGCTGTCATGGCCGTGCTGCTGGCGATTACCGCTGTCATGGCCGTGCTGCTGGCGATTACCGCTGCCATGGCCGTGCTGCTGGCGGCTACCGCTGTCATTGCTGTGCTGCTGGCGGACATGCGGCGAGCTTGCCCGCGCATCCCCAGCAGCACGTTGAGTTCGGCCAGCCGTCCGGGATCAGCCGTCAACAGAGTTTCAAGTTGTGCGCCGGAGGTTGTCCCGGCTTCAATTGCGTTAAGCATACGCATAGCTCTTACCATTGGCATGATGTGTGTCCTTTACGATTTAATAACGGTGATGGGCCATGCGGCTCGAATGGCGGTGTTGGTAGTGGCTGCTGCTGCGCTGGCGTTGGTGAGCATGATGGTCACGGTATCGGCTGTACTGACCCATGCGTGGTAGCTCAAGCAGCCAGTGTCTGCAGCTGTACTGCCAAGCTGCGCGGGTGGTGTAGCGATCACCCGGTCGCCCGGTGCCGCGCCTGTCACAGTGCCGGTAAAGCTGGCGCTTGAAACAGTGGCAACGCTGGTGATGGCGCAGGTGGCGGAGCCGGTGAGTACCTTGCTGGCAAAGCTGCTGGCAAAGCGCAGAGGTTCGTCCGCATCATCGTCATTCAGCGCTTGCAGTTCTGGTGCTTGCCAACTGTCCACCAAGTCCCAATGCGCGGCCTCCAACAGCCACACGCCGCTGGCCGTGGCAAAGGCGGATTCGTCATCGTCAGGCTCGGTGCTGCCTGCTTGCCAGACAAACAGGCCAAGGCCGTCGATAACAACTTGGTCGCCTGCTGATGGGGTCAGGCTGCGCAGTGTGGCGCGGCTGTCGTAGGCGTAGGTATCTGGCCCGGTTTTGATGCATGTCCAGCTTGCAGAGACGCCGGGGGTATCAGTGGTGACATTGGCCAGGTTGGTATTGAGCGCCCAGAATTGGCTAATGTGATACACGCTGGCAGGCATGTTCAACGCGCCAGTAAGTGCAGTCCATAGTCCTTTGAAGTTGGCTGCCGCTACGCTGGTAGATGCCGCTGCTGCACTGGTTGCTGCACTGGTTGCTGCACTGGTTGCTGCACTGGTTGCGCTGGCCTGCTTGGCATTGACATCGGCTTGCAGCGCATTGGCCTCAGTCACAAACGTGGGCAGCGCAGCCATGAAAGCATCACCACGGTCAGCAAAAGTAGCTGGCCCGTCAGAGCGCAGTGGCGGTGTAGGTAAGGCGGTGATGGTCATGTCACGCCCTCGACTTGCAATTTGAGGCTACTGTAGGTAAAGGTATCAATGCTGATCTCCCAATCTTTATAAAAGCCGTAAATGATCATGCTGGTGTACAGATTGCCAGCGCCTACCCAGACCAGCAGGGTGCTGCGGTACTGCGCAAGCGTTCGGGCTACCTGGTCAACGGCTGCTTTTTGAACCAGCGCGGTGACATTCATGCGCTTGCTGAAGGTGCGTTGCAGGATGTCGTAATTGCCGAATACATCGACGTTTTTGCGGCTGTAGTCGATGATGCCGATAGTTGGGCTATACAGGGTCACACCTAAATCAGCATAGAGGCCAACGACCATCACGCCACACGACACGGTGCCGCTGGTTTTTGACAATGTGACAGTCAGCACGCCTGTGCTGTAAGCAGGCAAGTCCATCAGGGTGGCATCTACAAGGTTGGTTATCACCAATGAATCTTGTTGATACACCGGCTCATAGAAATACTGATACCAGTCGCCGACCAGATTGCCGCTGGTCAAATCCATAGACGCGCTGTAAACCGATGATCCCGATACGCTCAAGTCAACGGTGACGGTAGTGGCATCAATCCCCAGCAGTGCCAGGCTATTGACGCGCCCAGGCGTAAGGACAATGGTCATGCTGCTGGAGGCGGTGGTGGCGGTGCCCACTTTGCGGTCAAACATGGCCCATCGGTTGGTCGCGCCTAAGTCAAGCCAGCGTGGGGTCGCGCCTGTAGTGGCAAGTTCTGGCAGGGTGGCATCAACGCCAGCAATGAGGTTTTCAAAGTTGCGGTGTACACCCGCCACGGCACGCATAACGCAAGTCCCTACGGTATAGCTGGTGGCAGCATTCCACGCGGTGTAGTCCGTCTCTGGCACGGTGCTGCTGGTGAGCATAGCGTCTGTCACGGCAGTTGGCCGGATAAAGCGTAAGGGGTCTGTCATGCGTAAACCTCAGTCAAAATAGCGCGTCCGCCTTCGCTTGCGGTTTCAAATTGTTTGGCGAATTTGCTAGTGGCTTTGGCGGTGGTTTCGTTGCTGGCTTTGAGGCTTGCGACCTCAGTGCGCAGGGCACGGATTTCAGCAACAAGCGCGTCGTTATTAGCCTGTGGGTTTTGCAGTCTGCTCATCAATTCGCGGTTATCGGCTACGGGTAGGATGCGCTCGCCCTCATGTATTTGCGCAGTCATGTCATAAGGCACGTAGTTGGTGCCAACAGCAAAGCTATACTTTTTACGCAGCTCCTCCGTGCCCGACATCGAGCCATCCCACCCTATCGCCGAAAACGATCCGCCGATGCCCGCCAGCGCCGCGTTGTACTGCGCAGTGTTGGCCCCTCCGTGTGTTGATGCGTACAAGGCCATTGCCGCTGCCGCTTCAGGCGTGGTCGCCTTGCTGTAGTCCAATGCACCCTGCGTGGCAACCTTGGCATCACGCAACGCGGGGGAGTCTGTAACGGCAAACGGCTCATTGGAACCAGGTGTGGCCTGCGCCAACTGGTACGCGGACGTTGGCAGGCCTTGACTTGCCCTTGTCGAGGCCAGATTGTCCAACGCCGACTGCAAAGAGCGCACGGCATCAGCAACGCTCAAAACGCTGGTGTTGATGCCATTGGCTGCGTCAAGCTGGCTCTGAGCATTGCGCAAGATGTCATCAAGCGCATTGAGCTGACGCGTGAATCCGTCGTCCAATGCGACAAGCTGTCTTTTCAGAATGGCTTGAGTGGCTTCCTCTTTGGATAGCTGTACGCCGGTCAGGTCAGATAAAGAGCTGATGTCGTTTGCCGTTTTGTAGAAGTCGCGGGCATATTCGGTAAAGGTTGAAAACAGTTGCTCGGAAGGCTTGCTGACAGTTGCCAGGGCATTTGTCAACTGGCCGTCTAACGGCATGGCACCACCATTGCGCGCAGCAGCCAGTGCGGCACTGATTTGGGCTTGCGCATCGGCCCGATAAGCCGGGTCTGAGCCGCTTATGCGCATACCGTCCAACGTCGATTTAAGGCTATTTGACAGGCTTTGCAGTTTGCTTATGCTGTTGCTTACTGTAGCCAAGCTGTCATTGATAGCGGCTGACTGTGCGTTGTAAGCGTCGGTGATTTTGGTGCGCTCTGTCTCTACTGATTTTGTCAGTGCAGCCATGGCATCACTGGCAGCAGTAGTGGCGTTGTCAAGGCTCAGTTTTGCTGCTGCTGTTGCTGCTGATGCCAGTGCTTTTGTGGCATCTTGCACCAGCGGCGTGATGCCAGCGAACGCACCCGACACACCCAGCAGCGCAGCGTATGTTTTCTGGCCGCTCTCGGTGGTCAGGTCTTGCGCTTCGACGATGGCCCTGAAGCTGTCGCGTGTGGCGATGGCCGCATCAAGTCCGCTGCCTGCTGTGGCGGCGTTGATGTTCTTGATCGTTTGCTGGCGTTGCTCTTCGGCGCTGTAGAAGTTGGTGTAGTACGTGCCAAGGTTGGTTTGCAACTTATCAAGGCCGCCGCTGGCCGCGATAAGTCCCTGCGTGGCCGCATAGCTCAAGGTCGCAAGCTGCTGAAAGTGGTCAGGCATCAGCATCAATGCGTCGTTGAATTTCTTGAGCGCCGTGGCAGCATTTAGGCTATCTGTGATCTGTTGTTGCGTGGCGCTGCTGGCGGTGATGCCGTCAAATACACCGCTGAGATACTTGGGCAGTTCGCTGGCTTGCAATGCTGTCATCAATGCGCGGCTGGCGGCGAGCGACAGTCCGGCTTGGTCTGCGCTGCTGATTTCGCCACTTGAGTACGAGCCTTTTCCAACGTTAGCGCCAATGACGGTGTTTGAATTTTCGCCTTGCTTGCCAGTGTTGCTGCCCACTTCAAACGCACCTGCAATGGCCTTGACGCCAAGCACTTTAGCGGTGTCGAAGTAGCTCTTTGCGAGTGCTGTCGTGCTGTTGACCATGATGGCTTGCTGCGCAGCATCCCCCGTCAAGCTGTAGGCATCGCCACCTACACCGGCTGCGGTGTAGTCGATGCGTGCGCGGCCTGAGTCACTGGATGATTTGGTTTTGTTGCCAGTCAGCAGTTCATAGCCGATGACGGCGGCGGCGATATAGGGAGCGGCTGCGCCAATGTTTGATGCGATGCCAGTGCCTAATGCACCACCACCAGCAAACGACCCTATAGTAGTCGCA